GTAGAACATGTCTTTTCGCTCCTATGATTTGCTTAATCTTGTACGAGATCATGGCGAAACACTAACGCTACGAAAAGTAACCACAGCGGGAGCTTATAACCCTGCTACAGGTTCCGTCGATGGGTCTGCTACGACAGATTATGAGTTTCAGGGTTACTTCTTTAACTTCTCTTCTGGTCTCCCCACTGGTGATGAAATCCGAAGAGGCTCTCGTCGATGTGTTATCCCTTCCCTTGGACTGGCCGTTGAACCTGATGATGAAGATATTCTCATTGGTCAAGGTGATGCAGTTTCCATCGTTAAAGTAAGCACAATATTCTCTGGTAACTATCCCGTCTGTTACATCTGCGAAGTGAGAGAATAATGGCCCAGAATAAAAGCATTCAAGCTACTTTTAGTAGGGTTAAAGGTCGTTTGAATGATATGGCAGAAGAACAGATTGAGGCAAGGTTAGAAGACCTAGCTGATTATGCAGTACGCATATCCCCAGTTGATACTGGTGCTTATGTAGAATCCTTCTCCATCTTACCTTCTGGTTTTGGTGGTGGTCGTATGAAGAGTTCTGAGACATCAGCTAGAAAAAGTCGTAGTGTTAAAAACAACACAGCTTCAAGGCAAGACTTTGTAACAAAAGCTACAGAGAACCTTATGGCTGACATTCAAGCACTAAACATATCTGATATGGTAGAGCAAGGTAATGTCAAGTTTACCCTGAGAAACAAGTCGCCCCACGCACTAGATGTGGAGAACGGCGAGAGTTGGTCAGTGTCTGGTTATCATGTCTTCGCAAGAATTAGGAGTAAGTTTGGATGAGTATTTACAACAACATTCGCTCTACTCTTGAGAGCCACCTAGCTAATACGGCTAATCTACCTGATATAGCCTATGAGAACGTCCTGTATGAGCCTACAACGGGCAACAGCTTCCTTAAGGTAGCCTTTGTACCCGTAGAACGTAGGCCCGCTGTACGGGGCTTAAATCCGCAACAAAGGTATAGTGGGGTATTCAGAGTTTTCTGTTATACTCCAGAGGGTAATGGTCCCGCTGCCGCTGATGCTCTTGCCGATAAAGTTTTAACAGCTTTTGAAGCGACCACAGACATCTCTTTCACCCCTGCTGGTGGAGACCAAACTATAGTCTCTGTCGATTACGCAGAACGAGATAACGGGTTCGTTGATTCCCCTTGGTATTACACGGTTGTTAATATCGGTTGGTACATCTACTCCCAGTAAAGGAATTGCTATGTATAAAGCAAAGAAGAATTTCGCATGTCAAGGTAAGACCTACCTTGAAGGTGATAAAATCCCCGCAGAACTTGCCAAAGGGCTACCAACACACTTGGTAGAGTCTCCAAAGGCTAAACAAACATTTACTTATAAAGATACTCTTGAAGGAGATAACTAATGGCTTTTGCACAAGGTAGTCGTTCCAGCTTGGCTTATATTGCTGAAACTGCATTCGGCACAACACCAACTACACCAACATTTGCAAACCTTCCTATTAACTCGCATTCCTTGGACTTGACCAAAGATCGTGTTGAAGGTAATGAAATTCAATCTGACCGTATGCCACGGGTTGACCGTCACGGCAACAAGCAAGCTAAGGGTTCCCTTGAAGTTGACCTCCGTAAAGGTGACTTTGACGAACTGATGGAAAGTGCATTCCTTAACTCTTATGCGACTGATGTCCTTAAGATTGGCACAACTCCTAAGTACTTCTCTATGGAAGATGCAGCTAACGAGATCGCCCAGTTCCGTCTGTTTACTGGTATGTCCGTCTCCTCCATGAACGTCTCCATTGCACCTAACCAGATGGTTACAGGTAGCTTTGAGATGGTCGGTAAGAGCATGACACAGGCTGGTACAACTGGTTCCACTGGTGGCACCCCTACAGCTTCTTCTACTAACGCCCCATTCGATAGCTACTCAGGTACTATCTCTGATGGTGGTTCAGGTATTTCTATCGTTACTTCCATTGACTTCTCCTTGACTAACTCCTTTGCCCCTACTTTCGTAGTTGGCTCTGACTCTGCACAGCAGCTTGAGTTTGGTCGTGCAGTTGTTGAAGGCACAATGACAGTTTATTATGAAGACGAGACGCTGATTAACAAGTTCTTGAATGAAACTGAATCATCCCTCTCGGTATCTGTGAACGACCCAACAGGTCTGAACGCATACACCTTCGATTTCCCACGAGTTAAGTACAATGGCGCTTCTGTTCCCTTGCAGAACCCAACATCACGTTTGATTACTCTTCCGTTTGTCGCACTTTACGACACAACAGAGAACACAAACCTGAAACTTACTCGTACATCCTAATCCCTAGCTAGGGTAGGGGAGCATTGGTGTCGGGTCCGATGCTCCCCACTATTAAATCACCCGACGTAATCTCGACAAACATCAAAATAAGGAATCCCGATATGGACCTGATGAACATTGGTACTACAAAAGAAACTACAGACGTAACCCTGTATAACCCTGTTAACTCTGAAATCCTTACTAACGAGGATGGATCAGAGATGACCATTACAGTACATGGGCCGTACTCGAAGAAATATAAGACTATCTCTCACGCTCAACAGAACCGTCGCTTGATGAAAGCTCAACGGACGGGTGGTAAACTGAACCTTACGGCTGAAGAAATCGAAGCCTCTGGTCTAGACCTTCTCGTTAAGTGTGTTGATGGTTGGAGCATTACTCTTGGTGGAGAAAAGCCAGAATGTAAGGAAGCTAAAGTACGTGAAGTATTTGAAAAGCTGCCTTGGGTTCGTGAGCAAGTTGATGCCGCCCTTGGTGATGCTCAGGCTTTTTTGGACAAGTAAGAGCAGAGCTAGAGGAGTTCGCTGAACACTCCTTTAAGATGGGTAGGAAGGTCTCTGGTGGCAAAGGTAAAGCCACAGAGGCCGACCATCTCGCTCAAGTCGCCAAACAGTTGGGGAAGGATGTATCAGATATTGAACAAGCTAACTCTGATGCACTCTTCCCTGACATAGCCTCATACGTGTGGGCCACTTTCCTCTCTCTACATGATGGTAGAACTTATGGGATGAGTGGCCCTAACCCTATTTCCTACGACATAATCAAGGCTTGGTGCGACCTTTATGGGGTTTCACTTAATCCGTGGGAAATAGATACTATTAAAGCCCTTGATAATCTCTGGATTAAAATCACAAGTGAGGAAAACGGTTAATGGCTGATCTGATTGAAATTGGCGTCTCTTTTGTTGATAAAGGCGACGGGATGAAGAAGGCAGTTTCGACTGTCGAGCGTCTCGAAGCTAAGATGATAAAGTTAATCAAGGCCCAGAATCTAGGCACAATCTCAACTGACCGTTTCCATAAGGCTATGGTTATTGCTGGTCGTGAGCTTAAGAAGAACTCTGATTTTACTGGCCTTAACGCCTACAACTCCATTCAAAAGTATGTGGCTGCTAAGAAGAGAAGCATTCAGGCTGAACAAGATAGTGCTAAAGCTATTGCTGCGGAAGCCCTCGCTCTAAAAAGCAATAAAGCTGCTCTTGATGCACAGAGAACTGCGACTAAAGCAAATACGGCAGCTTTAAACTCTTTCCGTACACAGACTGATGCTGTCTATAGGGCAGAGCAGAAGTTGCTTAGCCTCAAGAAGTTGCTTAGGACAGAAGTCGCTAATAATAACATGACCATGCGTGAGGCTGCTGCTGTACAGATGCAGTACAAGCGGTCTCTTGATACTATGGGTGGCGGACTACAGCAAACTAAGAACAAGATGAGTTCTATGGGTGTCGTTACCCAACAAGCTGGTTATCAGCTAGGTGACTTTATCGTTCAGGTTCAGGGTGGACAAAGTGCATTTATTGCATTTAGTCAACAAGCGACACAGATGGTTGGCTTCCTACCCCTTATGGCAGCTAGACTTGGTATCACCACCGCTGCTGCTGTTGGGCTTAGTGCTGCACTTGGTATTGGTATTCCTATTGTGTCAAGCCTCGCAATGGTTTTCTTTACAATGTCTAAATCTTCTAAAGACGCAGCGGAAAGTGTAGATGCATTAAAAGAGGCCCAAGAGGGTCTTAATACTGCAACTGGGGATTACGCAAACAAGTTAGACCAACTTAGGTTCGGAGTTGATACCTCTGAGGAAGCTACTGTTTTAAGAGAAATTGCGGATTTGCGCAGAATAGACGCCGACCTCAAGGCAAGATATCTCGCAACTGATAGCCTTGGGACAAGACAGCGCCTAGCTGAAGAGGCTTTGTTGAATAAAGCCAAGATGAGCGGCTTGCAAGCTCAAGCAGACGCTCTTGCGGAGATAAGGGGGGAATATGAAACTCAAAAGGCCCTCTCCGAAGGTCAAATCGCAGCCAGAGAAAAGTTTAATGCCCTTCTAAGAGATAGACAAAAGTTAGACTGGGAGAATATGCAAGCCGCAAAGGCTGACATAGTCACGATGCAGCGGGCTAATGATTTAAAGGCTATTGAGATCAAGCATGGTCAAGATTCCCTCGAATACATAAACGAACAACATAGAGTAGGTCGCCTTTTACTTGAGCAACGTATTGAAGAGGAAAGGCTCTCTGAGGGATTAGCGGATAACTTACGTGAGGGTCTTGGCCTTGCGCAAGCCTTTGAACTTGTTGATATGGGGGCTGGCATAAGAGCCGCTGAAAGAGACACTCAAGACCTTATCACCAGATTAACTAAAGCGGTTAATCTCGCCTCTATACTTGACACAGTTAAAGGTGGCAAGACTTATAGTGGTCGAGGTTCCAGCGAGGGTGCAGGTGCAACTGCTGGGGAAAAAGCCCTACTTAGTATGGGTGGTGAATACATTCCATATAAAGACAAGACTGGCAGTAAAGGTGGTGGATCAAAATTCGATGCAGACAAATACCTTGCTAACTTAATCAAAGAGGCTAAACTAAAAACCTCTCTTATTGGCTTGTCTGAACAAGAAATCGCTAAGAAAACACTGCTGCATACTCTTGAAGAGAAGGGTATTGACCTTAACGACGACAGGGTTAAAGTCCTCCTAGAGGAACAAAAGAACTTAGACGAACTACAGAAGGCTTATGATAGCCAGCAGGAGATGGTCGGGATGTTCAAGAACACCATGACTAACGCTCTTACGTCAATCATTGATGGTTCTAAGTCTGTCGCTAGTGCATTTAAGGGCATGATCCTACAAATGCTAACCTCCTTAGTTCAGAGTAAGTTCATACAACCCCTTGTCGCTGGTATGTCAGCAGGGTTTGCTGGTACGGCTGCTTCTGCTGGTACTAGCGCTGCTGTTGGTGGTGCTACAGGTGGCATGATGGCTGGCATTGGTGCCACTGTAGGCACTGCTGGTGCTGCTCTAGTGGGTGGCGGTATGAGTGCCTTTGGTATGACTGCTGCCTCTGGTGGTGCTATTGCTACTGGTATGGCTGCTATGCCCGCTCTGGCTGCAATCGGTGCTGTCGCTGCTCCACTACTTGCTGTTGCTGCTGTATTCTCCTTCTTCAAGAAGAAGACTAAAGAACTTGATAGTGGCCTTAATGTAACAGTTAAGAACATGGATACTTTTGTCGAGAGCTTTAGTAAAGTTCAGACCTCTAAGTTCTGGGGTATGAGTAAGTCAGAATCTACGACCACTAGTGCTGCATCTGATGTTGTAGCTAACCCTATCATTGCAGCGGTTAGTGAAATCCAGAACCAAGTTGTTAAGGCTGCGGATGCACTTGGTATTGCCTCTGATGCTTTCGAGGGCTTCAGTCATGAGTTCAAGGTTTCCCTTAAAGGGTTGACTGAAGAACAAGCTATGGCGAAGATTAACGAAGAACTGGTTAAGATGGGTGATTCTTTCGCCTCTATGACTGGTCTCTTCTCTACTATGAATGAACTTCTTGCTGTCACACAACAGCGGATGGACCTTGAGACTAAACTTCTCAACATGCAAGGTAATGTAGTAGAACTTCGTAAGCAGGAGCTTGATGCTGTTCATATCCTTAACAAAGGTCTTGCTGCACGTATCCAACTCCTTGAAGCTGAAGCTGATATGTCAAGTGCCTTGGCTGCATTTGCATCTGGTATTTCACAACAACAAGGTATTATCAAGTCTGCTGTAGATGCCCTTATTGAACCTCTTCTGGAGGCTATCAATAAAGTTAAAACTCAGGCTGAAGCCTCTTATAAAATCTTTAGTGAGGCTGCTGATAAAACTAGGGTTGAAGCAAAGACTATCGTTGACCTTCTAAGGGGTGCTTTAGATGCAAGAACCATCAAGTCTGAGGGCTTGGAGCTTATGCGTTATAAGCAAGCACAACGACAGCTTACAGCTTTTGCTGGTGGTGCATCTTTCGATCAAGCCTCTTTGTCTAAAGCGACAGAAGGTGTGTCGATTGACAGTCAGAAGTTCTTTGGTAGCTTTGAGGATTATGCTCGTGACTTCTATAAGACACAAATTAACCTTGAGCAACTTGAGAAGAAAGCATCTGAACAACTTACCGATGTAGAAAAGCAGATTGAGTTAGCTGAAAAAGCCTATGAAACTGCTATGGGTACTTATGAAGAGGCCGTAGACACTAATACTGCTCTTAAAACCCTTCTTGAAGACCTTGCAGCCTACACTGAAGTTGCAGCACGTAACGAACCGTTCATCGACCAGATTAAAGCTGAAGGTGATCGTCAAGTTGAACTTCTGGATCAAATCCTGAAAGAGACGACACTCCAAGTAAATGCAGCTCTGGGTCTTACTAGCTCCGTAGCTGACCTTGTTGGGTCTAACATAAGTGTTGGTGAAGCTATAGAAGTCCTTGGCTTAAGTGGCGAAGAGCTTCTTGCTGCTGTAACAGCCTTGGATAACCCAGTTGCTGAAATCGGCATTAACATCAATAACCTTAATAACACTATTGGTGCAGCACTAGGCGGTCTTGGTTCTACTGTATCTAGCTTGTATGGTGGTTTTAACGGTCTTGTTAACTCCAACAATAACTTGATAGCTGCAATCAATGCTGCTGCTGCTGCATCTGCTGCATCTGCTGGTGCTGCTGCTAGTGCTGGTGGTGGGGCTACTGCCTCTGGTCCAAAGACTATTACCATTGTTAGTACTTTTGGTGGTGGCCTTGGTGGTGCATCTGGTGTTGTTCTTAGTGATGGTCGTACCTTCAAAACTGGCAAAGGTATTGGCAATGCCGCTGAAATCAGAAATGCTAAAGCAATGGCTCGTGCTGCTATTATAAAAGATGGCAACATCCCGGGATTTGCTAATGGTGGTATGCACTCAGGTGGTCTTCGTCTTGTAGGTGAGAATGGCCCAGAGATTGAAGCTACGGGTCCATCTCGTATCTACTCTAACCAACAAACTAAGGGCTTGATGTCCAATGACGGTTCTTCAGAGACTGTCGCTGAACTTCGTATGTTACGCCAAGAAATCTCTGAGATGAAGGCTGAACAGCGTAAGATTGGTGTAGAAAATGTCAAGTACAACAAGAAATCCTATGACCTTAACCGTCAGTGGGATGTCGTCGGTCTCCCAGCTACAAGGACTTCGTAAAAAATGAGAGTACTTATCCCCTTTACTGTAAAAGACAGTAATCTTATTTCATCTAGCATACCTGAAAATGATTACCCTGTGTGGAGCAGTGTTACAAGTTATGTAGCAGGGGATTTAGTAATCTCAACTGTAACTCACCGTATCTACGAAGCTCTCCAACCCAGCACCAATATTGACCCAACTACGGATTTCTCTGATCCCCCGTACTGGTTAGATATTGGTGCCACTAACAGGTGGAAAGCCTTTGACCAGACTATTAGCGACCCTGTTACCGTCCCAGACGGTGTTAACATTATTCAGTATGAGTTAAACTCTTTTGGTGTTCCAGCTAACAGTGTCACCCTCTTTGGTCTTAAGGGTCGGTTAACCTCTCTTGTAGTTACTGATGCTACGGAGGGGGAGGTCTATAACGAGACTATTAACTTGATTGATAATGCTCTGGTTAACGACTGGTTTACTTACTTCTTTGAACCCGCTCGTGTTAAAAGCGAAGCAATCTTTGAGGGTATCCCACCTTATGCTAATGCAACATACAACATCTCTGTATTTGACGACACAGTAAATGAACCTATCCTTGGTCAAATTGTTCTTGGGCAAGAGTATATTCTTGGTCAAACAAGTTATGGAACTTCTGTTTCTATTGAAGACTTCTCCAGAAAAGAACGAGATGCCTTTGGTAACGCTATTATCGTAGAACGTCCTTTTGCTAAGCTCATTGACTTTGATTTTGTCGTCAATACAAATGAGGTACGAAGGGCAGCTATTCTGCTAGAACAAGTTAGGGCGACACCTGCTGTTTATTACGCTGGTCCAGATACCGAAAGGTTTGGTACTACAGTTTACGGCTTCTATAGAAGTTTCTCTATCAACCTAAGTGGCCCTGCCATCTCTAATGTAACACTCGAAGTAGAAGGACTTACCTAATATGGCATACCCCCCAATTACTGCACTACCAACAGCCCCATCCCGACAACGACCAGAAACTTTTGCTGATGAATCAGATGCTTTCGTAGGGGCTATGGGTCCATTTGGTACGGATGTAAACTCTGCTGGTACTTATTTTGAGACTACAATCGCCTCAGCAGAGGCTGCTGTAGCTGCCGCTGAAGCTGCTGCTGCTACTATTGGTAATGAAACTGCCGCTAGTGCAGCCTCAGCCCTTGCCGCTGCTACAAGTGAGACTAATGCAGCTAACTCTGCTTCTGCTGCTGCAACTTCAGAAACAAATGCTGAGGCTTCCGCCGTAGCATCCGCTGTCAGTGCTTCTCAATCAGCCGCAGCCTCAATCATTTATGCAATTGCGTTAGGATAACCCCACATGGCCTTCAATAATTATGTCTCTAGTGCCGTTGGCACATCCCCAGTAACAATTCACACCGTAGCAACAGGACAAGAAGTCATTGTTGTCGGCCTTAACCTAGCTAATACCACAGCAAGTCAAATCTCCGTAGATGTACAAATTGCTGGTGTTTACTTAATTAAGGGTGCAGCTATCCCAGCGGGATCAGCCCTAAGCGCCCTAGACGGTAAGATTGTCATGGAAGTAGCGGATACTTGTGTCGTCACATCGAACACTGCTGCATCCTGTGACGTGATCTTGTCGGTACTTGAGCAAGGTGAAAGCTAATGGCTGGTTATATCGGGAGTAAGGCGGTCAACCTCAGTACCACTGGGGCTGATATCAATGGTAATGCTAACGTAGACGGTACACTTGATGTTACTGGTGCATTCACTTCGCTAGGCATCGACGACAACGCTGCGTCTACTGCTGTTACTATTGATGCTAGTGGTAACGTGGGTATTGGTACGGCTTCGCCTAGTGAGTTGATTGAGATCGAAGATGGCAACATGTTGTTTACTAATACGGTAAGCAATGACAGCCGCATCTACTTTACACACACGACCACCGCCAGCCGCCGTTCATACATTGGCGCACTAGAGGCTACAGGCACTGGGAATTCGTTGATATTTGCTCCCAATGCTAACGGCTTTGACGCAGCAGAAGCCATGCGCATCGATGCCAGCGGCTCCGTGCTTGTGGGTCAATCTAGTACGACAAACCCTGCGGGGGCAAATACGGTTGGTCATGCGCTTACGGCAAGTGGGCTTTTTTCTATTACACGTGATGCGGACTTTGCTGGTAACTTTAACCGAAAAACATCTGATGGTGATATTATCCGTTTCAACAAAGACGGCACCACGGTGGGGAGTATTGGCAGTATCGGTGGGGTTTTGTCATACATCGTCCTTGACCCAAGATCGGGCGGGGTGGGTTTCAGGGGTACAAATACTAACGCAATCCTTGCGGCTAACAACGCTGGCGCTGGAACAGATAACTTAACAGACTTAGGCGCACCCGCTTTCCGCTTCGATGACATCTATGCCACCAACGGCACAATCCAAACATCTGACCGCAACGAGAAGGAAGCCATTGCATCCCTCACACCTACTGAGATGCTTGTCGCTGCACGTCTGTCCACCAGCTTTAAGAACTTCAAGTGGAAGGATGCTGTCGCTGAGAAGGGTCTAGACGCAGCCCGTTTGCACTCAGGTATCATTGCCCAAGATGTGCAAGATGCTTTCGCAGCAGAAGGCTTAGATGCTGGTGACTACGCCATGTTCATCTCTAGCACTTGGTGGGAAACACAGACTGATGTTCCTGCTGTAGAGGCTGTGGCTGAAGTAGTAGACGAAGAAGGCAATGTGGTAACTGAGGCAGTAGAAGCCAAGGAAGCCTACACTCGCACAGACACCTACGACACACTAGAAGAAGCCCCTGTCGGTGCAACTGAACGTACTCGCTTGGGTGTACGTTATCCTGAGTTGCTTGCTTTCGTAGCAGCTTACAACGATCAACGCTTCCTCGCAATTGAGGCTCGACTAACAGCACTGGAGGTAACACCATGAGTGGATACATAGGCGCAAGCCCAGTCCCACAGGCTACACAGCACCGTGAAGCATTCACAGCTACAGCCTCTCAGACATCCTTCCCAACAGCAGGTTACACCCCTCAGTTCGTAGACGTGTACCTCAACGGCGTTAAGCTAGCTGCTGCGGACTACACAGCTACTAACGGTTCAGACATCGTGCTGACTACAGGTG